TTATTAGTCATTATCTTTTGTTTCCTCAATCAACCTGTTTATGTACCAATTGGCTTTCATCAAATCCTTTAAGGGCATACCCTTATGCTTATACCTACATACATATTTTAACACGTTGCCTCTCAGGTAGCCAGAGAACTCTTCTTCGGTCATAGATTCTTTTATAAGCTCAATAGTTTCTTTGCCATTCTGATTGTAGTGATTGGGATTATTTACAGCGCCTTCTAACTCTTTAAGGTATTTCTTTTCATCAGGCATTAGTTATCCTCACTAAATTTAACTTGTATAACATTATCGTATACTTCATCAACAGTAAGCTTTTTGCTGTCTTTCTTTGCCTGTTCCTCAGATATTCTATCTAGCGTAGCCTCATGCCCTAGCTGCATTAGGTAATCATAGTCCGTTTCAAGAAGACTAAGCATACCCTGCTGAAGAATGTGGGCGGCGCTAACGTCTGTGGCGTCTAAGGTATCGTATGCGCGAACAGTCACCGTGTCAACACCCACGGAATCAAAAACTATATAGAGCCTGTCCGGCGCGAGAAAGAATGTCTCCTCAGATATTCTATTCCTCATAGCCTCATCTATCAAGGAGTCCTCACCCTCTGTGCCCTCACCCGAAGTAAAAACAAAGCCTTCATAATCATCGTCCATTGAACCACCCCGCTGGTAAACTTTTATCCGCCCATTCAAACCCGTGCTTATCCGCCCAATCAGCGTGACTAGTCTTTGACCCTTTATATATTTTCTTATTGCCGTTAGCAAAAAAGAATTTAACCTCAAAGTCAGGGTTTTGTTTTTTAACAAGAAGGTGTTTAACCCTGT